TTAATTTTCTTGACTTTCTTACTGTTTTTTGATATAATGGTATATTATGACATTAGAAGAATTACAACAATTAGTGGATAAAGATTTGAAACTTGATGATACGGAACTTGATTCTGAATCAGCAAGAATACCTTTATTGCACAACAAATACCTCCAACATTTTAATAAGTTTACCCTATTGCTGAAGAAAGCGCAACAAGACTATAATGGATTAACTCGGGAGAAGTGGGAATATTATACTGGTAAAGCCGATGAATCTGTCTATAGAGAAAAGCCATTTGATTTGAAAGTCCTTAAATCTGATGTACACATTTATATAGATTCAGATGAAGATATACAAAAGGCGGATCAAAAAGTAGCATATTTAAATACTGTTGTTAAATATTTAGAACAGATATTAAGAGGTTTAAACAATCGAACATTCTTAATTAAGAATATGATAGAGTGGAAGAAGTTTACAAGCGGAGCAATATAATTATATGAATCAAAATAATTCTGAAACTCTAATTATAGAGAAAAAGGACGAGGTGTATCTTACACTTGATGCTGAACCAAGTATTCTACAAGAAATATCTATTTTCTTTACCTTTTATGTTCCAGGATACAAGTATATGCCCAGCTTTCGGAACCGGATTTGGGATGGAAAGATACGATTATTCTCTCAAAAGTACAAAGAGATATATTTTGGACTTTATCCATATATTAAAGCGTTTGCTGAAGAGCGAGGTTATTATATTGTTTGTGGCAAGAATGTTGATATAGATAATAAGGTAGATAAAGAAACAGTAATTAAATTTTGTAATAGTTTAGGTCAAAAGTTTGAAGCAAGAGATTATCAAGTGGACGCTATCTATCACAGTTTAAAATATAATCGAGCATTACTATTAAGTCCTACAGCAAGTGGTAAATCATTTATCATCTATACTCTTATTCGATACTACACACATTTACTAAAAGATAAACCAAACAATCGGTGTTTGTTAATTGTTCCGACTACATCATTGGTCGAACAAATGTATACTGATTTCAAATCATATGGATGGAATGTAGATAAGAATTGCCATAGATTGTATAGTGGATATTCCAATATAACAAATAAGAAAGTTCTCATATCTACTTGGCAAAGTTTGTACCGATTAAAAACAGATTACTTTCAGCAGTTTGGTATTGTCTTTGGAGATGAAGCACACTTATTTAAATCAAAATCATTGACAGCAATAATGACGAAATTAACAGCCTGTAAATATAGGATTGGATTAACAGGAACTTTGGATGGTGCTCAAACCCACAGGTTAGTATTGGAAGGTTTGTTTGGTGCTGTTAATAAAGTTACATCAACAAAGAAACTGATAGACAAGAAACAGTTGTCTAATTTAACTGTCCGATGCTTGATTTTAAAGCATACAGATATAAATTGCCATGCATTTCGGAATGCAAAGTATCAGGATGAGATAGATTATTTAGTGAGTAGTAGTTCACGAAATAACTTTATAAGACGCCTAGCGTTGAATTTAGAGGGGAATAGCCTATGTTTATTTCAATTAGTAGAGAAACACGGTAAGAACCTACACGAAATGATAAAAGAGAAAGCGGATAGTAATAGAAAGGTATTTTTTATTTACGGAGGAGTTGAAGCAGATGAAAGAGAAAAAATCAGAGCGATTACAGAAAAGGAATCCAATGCAATTATTGTAGCATCATATGGCACATTTAGTACTGGTATTAATATTCGCAATTTACATAATATTATTTTTGCTAGTCCAAGTAAGTCCAGAATTAGAAATTTACAAAGTATAGGTAGAGGTCTCCGATTGGGAGATAATAAAACTTCTGCTACTTTATATGATATAGCAGATGATATGACTTACCATAGTAGGGAAAACTTTACCTTAAAACATTTTCAGGAACGAATAAGCATTTATACCGAAGAGGAATTTGATTATGAAATTCACAATGTTCAGTTGAAAGATTAGATAAATAGTAGTATGGAACAAAAACAGCAAACGGAATATAAATTAATTAAGTTGATTGATGGTACCGAATTAGTGGGACAGATATCGGTAAGCGATAATGATAAGTTTCTGCGAATTGTGGAACCATTACAATTAAAAACTGTGGCAAGACCATCTAATTTTGGAATGAGAGATGATTCTTCTTTGTCGCCGTGGCTTCCGTTTTCAACTGATAAGGTTTTCTCCATTCCAAAAGAAAGAGTTATAACAATAGCAAGTATTAATAAGGATTTATCTCATTATTATGAAGCAATTAAAAAACGACTTGAAGGTAAACCGATAAAACCCCCTTTAAGCCCACAAGAAATGGATAAAATATTAAGACTTGCTGAACAAATGGAACAAGACCAAATTACGGAAGAAGAAAGACGAAGTATGATGGATGAATTGAGCGATGAAGAATTAGATTTTTTGAATAAACCTACTCCTAGGACCTTACATTAGGTTTTATTCCATCTGCAAAACCCTACAGGTCTATTATATCACCATAGGATTATTTGTCAAGCAAATTGTTTATATTATAGGATTTTTTAATGAGTATTATGTTTTGTTTAGGTAATGGTAATTCACGAAAAGAATTTGACCTTAATAAATTAAAAAAGTATGGAACTGTGATTGGGTCCAACGCAATCTATAGAGATTTTACACCAGACATTTTAGTAGCATTAGATTCAAGAATGAGTCACGAAATTTACCGTAGTGGATATTGTTCTAAAAATGTTTCTTATTTAGGATACTGGACACCAGTTCCGAGATTTGTTGGAGAAGAAATGTTAAGAACAATGGCAGATAAAACTGATATTGTTTGGAATGATAGTGAAGAAGTTGTTTGGGATCAAACTGTTGTTTATCACGGTGCGGATGGAGTATTCACACTTATGAAAGGTCATAATTTAGGCATAACTTATATTACAGGTGTTGCAAAAGAAGATAAAGTAGTTAATATTGAACCAGATATAGATAATTTTGCTTATGCAACTGGCGCTAGGGCAATATATCTTGCTTGTGAATTAGGAGCAACAGAAATTTTTATTATAGGACACGATTTATACTCATTAGATAATAAGATAAATAATATCTATGCAGGCACGGATGGTTATGCAACAGAAAATGCTAATTTTGCTAGACCTGATAATCCAGATGAAACCTATAATTGGATCAAACAACATAAGAATACATTTAAAAAGTTTCCAAACATCAAGTTTTGGAAAGTAAATATGAATCCTATTGGTTCAAGCCCAATAGATTGTGAAGTTGAAGAATGGAAAAATTGTGAAAATTTGGAATATATTACTTCCAAAGAATTTAATTTATTTCTTGACAGCAAGAAGGAAATTTAGTATAATAGAAACATAATGAAAGAATTATTATGAAAAAGAAAGTAACACAGCACTATGTGGATAACAAGAAGTTTTTGGAAGCAATGGTTATCCATAAAGAAAAAGTTAATAATGCTAAAGAAAATAACAAAACAAAACCAGATGTTACGAACTATATAGGTGAATGCTTTTTAAAGATTGCCAATCATCTATCTTACCGACCGAATTTTATTAACTATACTTACCGAGACGATATGATTTCGGATGGTATAGAAAACTGTTTGCAGTATATGAATAATTTTAATCCAGAAAAGAGTAAAAATCCATTTGCATATTTTACACAGATTATATATTATGCATTTATAAGACGAATACAAAAAGAAAAGAAACAAACATTAGTAAAACAAAAGATGATTGCTAATGCAGGTGTTGAAAATATAATGGATCAACACGAAGGAGATGACTCTCAATACAGAAGTCAACTATTGGATTTTTTACAAAGGAATCAAAAGATAGAAGAACCCGAGAAGAAAAAGAAGGACAAAAAGTAATTATATTATAAGGTAGGTATGAAAATAGCGATTTTATCGGACACCCACTTCGGTGCTCGTAATGATAGTTTAATATTTGATGATTATTTTCACAAATTTTACAATGATATATTTTTTCCTTATTTAAAGGAACATAATATCAAGACACTTATTCATTTAGGTGATGTTGTAGATAGAAGAAAATACATTAACTATAGAATAGCACACAATTTTAGACACAAGTTTTTACAGCGATTATGGGATGAAAAAATAGATACTCATATCATAATTGGTAATCACGATATTTATTTCCGTAATACAAACAAAGTAAATGCCATAAAGGAGTTATGTACAACTGCTGATGGTCTACACGAGCCTTGGATTTATGAAGAACCAAAAGTTGTAGACTTTGATGGATTAAATATATTAATGCTACCGTGGATTAATCCAGAAAACGAAGAACACTCCCTCAAAACATTAGAAACAGCACACGCCGATATTGTTATAGCACATTTAGATTTGAATGGATACCCAATGACAAATGGTGTGGTTCAAACTCACGGTTATGATAGAAGTATAGTTGCAAGATTTGAAAAAGTTATGAGTGGACACTTTCATAAGAAAAGTGATGATGGCCAGGTATTTTATTTGGGATGTCAATATGAAATGACTTGGGCTGATTATGAGAACCAAAAGGGGTTTCATATATTTGATACAACAACAAGAGAATTAGAATATATTAAAAATCCATATACAATATTTAAGAAATTATTTTATGATGATACGGAAACTAATTATGATAATTTTAATATTAAACCATATCATCAAAAGTTTATTAAACTGGTTGTTGTTAATAAAAAAGATAATCAGATGTTTGATAGGTTGTTAGAACGATTATATAATGATATTTCAGTTCACGAATTAAAAATATTGGAAGACTATTCTGCTTTAACTCATCATAATGTAAGCGATGATATAGTGGAAGGATCCGAAGATACAATGACATTAGTAAGTAATTATGTTGACCAATTGCCAGTTGATTTGGATAAAGACAAGTTAAAGATTATGATTAAAGAAACTTATGTTGAGGCCCAGGATGCAGACCCAATTAGTGAATAGTGATTGCATTAAGCATTTAAAAACACTTGATGATAATATATTTGATTCGTGTGTTACCGATCCGCCATATCATTTAACATCTATTATTAAACGATTTACAAATAGTACAGCTGCAAAAGGTCCTTTGTTTAATAGATTGGCAAAAGGATTTATGGGACAAAAATGGGATGGTGGTGATATTGCATTTACAACAGAATTATGGAAAGAAGTTTATAGAGTTTTAAAACCTGGTGCAGTATTATTAGCATTTGCTGCTACAAGAAACTATCATAGAATGGCAGTTGCAGTAGAAGATTCAGGATTTGAAATATTTGATATGATAAATTGGATATATGGTAGTGGATTTCCTAAAAGAAAAAACTATTTGAAACCTGCTCACGAACCAATAGTTATGGCAAGAAAGGGTGTTAATCCTAGTTTGAATATAGATGATTGTAGAGTAGAATTATCAAAAGATGATAAACTACAAGAAGGATTAAAACGAGATGGAAGTAAACTTGATACAACTGATATTTCAGAAGCGTTTAATTTTAAAAAACTTGACCGTGAACCAGGTCTTGGTCGTTATCCTGCTAATGTTATTCACGATGGATTAGAAAACGAATGGGCAAGATTTTTTTATTGTGCAAAAACAAGCAAAAAAGAAAAGGGCAATACAAAACATCCAACAGTAAAACCTGTTTCTTTAATGAGATATCTAGTTAAGTTAGTTACACCAAAAAAAGGAATAGTTTTAGACCCATTTGCAGGAACAGGAACAACAGGTGAAGCGTGTATATTAGAGAATAAAAAATACTATTTAATTGAAGCAGAACCTAGTTATTTTAAAGATATAGAAACAAGATTAAACAGATACGGTGGGTTAGGTATATGATTCCATTTTTAGAAAAGTTAAATTATGTTCCGCCTGTGATTAAACCATACGGTAAGAATGGAGTAGTTGTTTATAAGGATAAAGATTCTCGTTGGCATTTAATTGTTGATGGTGTCCAGATGATGTTGTATACTGTAGGGCACGAACAAGCATTACAATTTTATTCTCATTATAAGTTAGCACTTGGTAATGTTATTTGCACAGGTTTAGGATTTGGTGTGAGAGAACAATGGTT